GAGGGTCACCTGAAGAAGAGTGACGTTTTTGAGCCAGATCGTAAGAGAGAGTGGGAATAATGCCCAGTGAAAAAGACCCCAGACTGGCCAGAGCAGGTGTTGCAGGCTTCAATAAGCCCAAGAGAACTCCAGATCACCCTAAGAAGTCCCACATTGTGGTAGCAAAAGAGGGTGATAAGGTCAAAACCATCAGGTTTGGTGAGCAGGGTGCCAGTACTGCAGGTGCTCCCAAGGCTGGTGAGGCTGACAAAATGACCAAAAAGAGAGCCTCCTTCAAGGCAAGACACGCCAAGAACATTGCAAAGGGCAAAATGTCTGCTGCGTTTTGGTCGGATCGCGAGAAATGGTGAGAAAACAAGGATTTAAGTAGATGATGGGCCTGATGATTGGTGAGATTCCTGAGGTTTCTCCGAAGAACAAGACCAGAGCAGAGAAGTACTGGATGTACGGTGCTACTCCTGAAGAGCTTGCCAAGGCATGGAATAAGCCTGTAGCCATTGCTGAGTTGAAGAAGTGTGGTAATTGTGAGTATTTCGATAATCGAGTCCAAACTCTGAAGGCCCTGAAGCTGGAATCTGGTATGGGTGCCTGTAAGAAGTTCCAATTTGCTTGCTCTCAGGAGGCTGCCTGTCAGGCTTGGGATTGCCCCGACTGGGAAAAAGAATACGAAGTAGAAGACGACTGATGGCACCCCGTAATTACAAGTCAGAGTACGTTAACTATCACGCGAAGCCCGAACAGCGGGAGCGTAACAATGCTCGTAAACGTGCTCGTTATGACTTGGAGAAGAAGGGTACAGTGTCTAAGGGTGATGGTAAAGACATCGACCACAAAGATGGTAACCCCAAGAATGGAAAACCTAAAAATCTTCGTGTAGTCACCAAGACTGCCAATCGGTCTTTCCCTAGAACAAAGACTGCAGCCAAGAAAAACCCAAAGGACTAAGACTATGGCAACATTTAAAGAGGCGTTTGCTAAGGCGCGTAAAGAACTTGGCGCAGGTAAGACATTCACTTGGAATGGTAAATCTTACACGACTGACTATGCAGAGGAAGCTGGTAAGAAAGCTGCCCCTAAGCCTAAGGCTCGTCCCGCCTCTGTGGAAGCCAGTGCTCGTGAAGTGAAAGCAAAGACTGAGATGGCTAAGAAGGCTTCCATGAAGGAGGCTCTTAAAGCTACTTCTGCTGCTGCTAAGCCTGCTACTGCCAGCACTAGTGCCTCTGCCAAAGTAGATGTGCGTCCCGGTGCTAAGGCTGCTTCTGTTGCAGAGTCCCGTAAGGGTATGACTGAGGCTGAGCGTCGTGCTGACCGTAGAGCCAAGGATGCTGCTGCCACTGCTGCAAGAACTGCTGCAAGAAAGAAGCCTGAAGAGAGTGCAAAGCTTAAGCGTCTTCGGGAAGAGCTTGCAATGCAGAAGGATCGTAGCGCAGTGAAGCGTGGTATGACCCTCCGTGAGCGTAGTGGTTCGTAATCATGCCTCTTACCTCTAAGGGTAAAAAGATCAAGGCTGCTATGCAGAAAGAGTACGGCAAGAAGGCTGGAGAAAAAGTCTTCTACGCTACAGAAAATAAGGGCACTATTAAGGGTGTCACCAAATCCAAGAAAAGGAAATCAAAATGAGACCTAAACCTCCTGTAGGTATTATGCCTGTTTCTCCTGTTAAGCCTGTTAAACCCGGTAAAGGTGGTGGTAGACCCACTAAGCCTATTGGTAAACCACCTACTAAGCCTGTACTTTATAAAGAACCCGTAATGGATGTTGGTTACCGTCCTGATATTGAGGGTATGAAAAAGGGTATTGCTACTTCGAAAAAAAGGATGATGGGTATGGCTTACGGCGGTATGACCAAAAAGGGCATGGCTAAGGGCGGCATGGCCAACTGTGGCGCTTCGATGAAACCTGCTCAGGGTAAGGGCAAGAAGTAATGGCAGAAGTTAGGGCAATCTCTCACGTAATTGCGTGTACAACTGCAGCGACCCATGTCCTGTATACGTGTCCGCTCAATTGCAGGTCAAAGATTTCCCTAGTTTTCTTTACCAATGCTGGTGGAAACAATACAGTCTCACTGAAGTGGTATAGAAAAGCTGTCAATGCTACCTACTTCATTGTTGGTGGTAAGAACATGAGCACAGGAGAATTTGTCCAGTTCTCCAATGCCTACATTGTGCTGGACCCTGAGGACCGCCTAGAGATTGTCTTGGGGTCTAGTGGAGTTGTGGATGCACTCTGCACTGCAGAAGAACTCTTCTCTGCCAACACTACAAGGCCACAGTCATGACGAGGACTAACGAAAAGCTTTGGGAAGCCTCTAAGGCGCAGGCAAAGGCAAAGATGGGTGGCAAACACTCAGCAAGAGCCATGCAACTGGCAGGTAAAATCTACAAAGAAAAGGGTGGTAGTTACTCTGGGGAGAAGACTGAATCCCAGAAATCTTTGACCAAATGGACAAAAGAAGAGTGGGGCACTAAGTCTGGCAAGAACTCCACCGAAGGCCCAAAAGCCACTGGGGAACGGTATCTGCCTAAGAAAGCCAGAGAAGCCCTCTCCAAAGAAGAGTATGCCCGTACCAGTGCAAAGAAAAGAGAAGACACCAAGAAAGGGAAGCAGTTCTCCAAGCAGCCCGAAAGTGTTGCAAAGAAAACAGCGAGGTTCCGCAAATGACTACTCCTAGACAGCTTACCGAGATGCAGCAGAAGTTCCTTGATGTCCTCTTCGAAGAGGCTCGGGGTGACTACGTCAAGGCCAAGAAGCTGGCTGGCTATAGCGACACATACTCCACCAAGCACATCGTTGAGTCCATTGAGGATGAGATTGCAGAACTCACCAAGAAGTTCATCACTCGTGTTGGTGTGAAGGCTGCATACAGCATGTACGAAGTGATTGTTGACCCTACGGCACTCGGCAACAAAGAGAAGATGGCTGCAGCTAAGGATTTGCTGGATCGTGGTGGCTTCAAGGCCAAGGATGAAGTCAAGGTGGAGTCTGATGTCCCACTCTTTATTCTGCCTTCTAAGAAAAGTGATTGACAGTTTGTGTCGTTGATAGTATAAGTAACTCATGCCAAAAATCAAAACAGAATGGAAACTCCCAAAACCCATCGACCACGGTGACCACTTCGAGTGGAAGCCTGTTGTCAGAAGCGGCAGGATTATGCCCTTCGGGTACAGAGAAGACCCCAACGACCCGGATGTACTGCTCCCTATCCCAGAAGAGTTAGAACTTCTTGAGCAAGCAAAGAAGCACCTCAAGAAGTACTCCTACAGAGCAGTTGCAGCTTGGTTGAGTGAGCAGAGTGGTAGACCCATCTCTCACGTAGGTCTGTATAAGAGGATTAAGCTTGAGTACAAACGTAAGACAGACGCTGCAAACCAACGCTTCTTTGCCGAGAAGTACAAAGCGGCCCTCGAAAAAGCCGAAAGACTTGAAGCAAAAATCGGTGGAAGTGCAGTCAGAACCAGTGGTAATAGTGCCAGCGGAGAGCAAAACCTACGCACAAGCGATTCCAGCGAAGTTTGATGTTGAGAAGGCTAGAGAAGTTATCTTCCAACCCAACCCCGGACCTCAGACAGAGTTCTTGTCTGCAGATGAGCAAGAGGTTCTCTATGGTGGTGCAGCGGGTGGTGGTAAGTCCTACGCCATGTTGGCAGACCCAGTACGATACTTGAACAACGAACATGCCAAGATGCTCTTGGTGCGTAAGTCTACAGAAGAACTTCGAGAACTGGTTTCTGTTTCAAAGATGTTGTACCCCAGAGCCATTCCGGGGATTAAGTTTTTAGAAAGAGACAAGACTTGGGTAGCACCGTCTGGAGCAACACTCTGGATGAGCTACCTTGACGCAGATGATGACGTTACTCGCTATCAGGGTCAGGCATACAACTGGATTGGTTTCGACGAACTTACTCAGTGGTCTAGCCCCTACGCTTGGAACTACATGCGTTCTCGTCTCAGAACAACTCGTGATAGCGGCCTAAAGCTGTATCAGAGAGCTACAACCAACCCCGGAGGGGCAGGACATCACTGGGTTAAGAAAGCCTTTATTGATCCCTCACCTCCCGGTAAAGCTTTCTGGGCTATCGACCCGGAGACAGGTGAAACCCTCCAGTGGCCCAAGGGTCATTCTCGTGAGGGTGAGCCTCTCTTACAAAGACGTTTTATCCCTGCAACCCTCTTCGATAACCCCTACTTGGCCGACGATGGTATGTACGAAGCCAACCTCTTGTCTCTCCCTGAGCACCAGAGGAAGCAGCTTCTAGAAGGTAACTGGGACACTGCAGAGGGTGCTGCCTTCCCAGAGTTTAATCGTAGACTGCATGTTATTGACCCGTTTGAAATCCCTACTAGCTGGCCAAGGTTTCGTGCGGCTGACTACGGCTACAGTTCTTATACTGGTGTTCTTTGGTTTGCTGTAGCTCCTGACGAGCAGTTGATTGTGTACCGTGAGTTGTACGTCTCCAAGGTTCTTGCAGAAGATTTGGCAGACAGAGTTCTTGAAGAAGAGTCTGGGGAAAAGATGCGCTACGGTGTTCTTGACTCCTCCCTCTGGCACAAGCGTGGTGATACTGGCCCTAGCATTGCTGAACGCATGATCCTCAAGGGATGCCGCTGGCGTCCTGCAGACAGGAGTAAAGGTTCTCGTATTGCAGGTAAGAACGAAATCCACAGACGTTTGCAGCACGATACTTACACAGATGCACCCAGAATGGTTATCTTCAATACTTGTAAGAACCTGATCTCTCAACTGCCATCTCTTCCCCTAGATAAAACTAACCCAGAAGATGTGGACACTAAGGCAGAAGATCACTTGTATGATGCCCTGAGATACGGGGTTATGACTCGCCCAAGAAGTGGTCTATTCGATCTGGACCCTAACTCTGGCAGAACTGGCTTTCAGATCGCTGACAGTACCTTCGGCTACTAACACAAATTGGAAATGAGAATGGAAGAAGACAACATCTCCCCCGATAGCATTAAGATGCTTGCAGTCGAGGATACCTCTGGCGACACGAACACTGATAAAAAAGCAGGTACGATTGTCTCCTATGTGGAAGAGCGTTTCTCTAAGGCTGAGACTGCAAGAGAGACGGAGGAGTATCGTTGGATTATGGCCTACCGCAATTATCGTGGTTTGTATGGCCCTGATGTCAAATTTACTGACACCGAGAAGTCCAGAGTTTTTGTGAAAGTTACTAAAACTAAAGT